CTCGTTCAAGGTTGTCAAGCAGAACGCCTTGTTACGAAGATTGACATTCAGTTGGCGAATTAGATGTTTTTCGCAGTGTTTAGACTGTGGATTAGATGTTTTGCCGCTGAGTGAGCGGATTAGATGTTAAGGCAGACAAACTGGAAGTTGATATTGTCAGCTGAGATTTTTATATACCGTTTAGCAGCCTTGAAATATAGCCTGCTATTGCATTGCCAACAAAACTTTGCAAATAGTATTGACAAATACATTTTGCAGCAGTACGATTATGACAATAAAACTTGTCATAATGACAAATGTGCTTGGAGGCAATTATGAAAAAAGAAGAAATACTTGAGAAGAGCCGTGAATCTAAAGAGGATGAAGGAACGGTTTATGCAGAAAACAAGGGCCGGCGCTATGGTGTGGCCGGATTCTGCATTGTGTTTATCATCATCATGTTTTTCAATATCTTTACGAATCAAAATAATTTTGTTCCATACAGTATGTTTTTTGCGTACATAGCTGCTGAAGCATATGGCAGATACCGAATTACGAAGCAAAAATCTTTGAGGGTGACAACTATATTGGGTGCCGTTGCCTCAATTCTGTTTTTAGTGTGTCACATTATGACTGTTCTTGGTATTGGCGCATGAAATCCGAACTGACTCTTAAAAATCGTTTAAAGGTTGCTCGTGCGGAAAAAGGTTTATCACAAGGCGACTTGGCGCAAATGGTTGGTGTTTCTCGCAACACGATAAGTTCCATTGAAACGGGGCAATTCAATCCGACCGCTAAGTTGGCGCTGATTCTCTGTACTGCGCTTGACAAAAAATTTGAAGAACTATTTTACTTTGAATGAGAATATCCGCATTTCGCCTCACAGACGTCACACGGCTTTTTGATGGAGATTATGAATATAATCAGAAAGAGAACAAATGAAAATGAAACAGAAAAATATTTGGTTGCTACTCTTAGGTTTGGTATTGACGGCGGGAACAATTTTAATTGACCGTTTTGTCATTAGCATTCCTACTTGGCTTACAATAATATTTATTGTTATTGCAATTATTGCCTTTATTATGTTTTTTATTACAATCAGAAGGTCGCGCAGATGAGCATAACCCGACTATTTCCCAATCCCGATTTGTCGAAAAAGCAAGAGAGCAAGCCACTTCATAGGTAAAATTCCTATCGGAGCAGCTTGCTCTTTTATTCTGCGATATCCACGCTTACGCCGGACTTGAATTCGACGGTGAACTTATCCGTGTATACCGTGATGCTTTTTATAAGTTTCCTGACGAGCGTTTCATCGAACACATGAATGTCTGTATTTTGCACGGTGACGAAGTCCTGCAGCTCTTTGATCCGGTTCATGGCTTCTTCTCTATGGTGATTGTCGACTGTGGACTGCTTCTTCATTTCCTGCAGGCGAACCATCTCGTCAGTGATGGCATTGTAGTCTTTGCCGCCCTCGACCTTTCGAAGCAATTCTTTCTGTAAATCCTCAAGCCTCAGTTGAATGCCTTCCGGTGAGAGAGTGTCGGTTGTGACGACGGCCCTGGCTACGTTTTCCTGCAGCTGGGCCAAGAACTCTTTCCTGCCTCGTAGAATCCGGTTTAAGGCTTTGACCGTGACGTCCTCAAGGGCAGCTTCATTTACCGTCCGATTCGTACAGTTGCTCTCAGCTTCCGATGGCTCCAAGCGGCTGATGCAGCGCCAGACCACGGATTTGCAGCCGTGATTGTTCCAATGAACGCGGCGGTAAAGCTCGCCACACTCACCGCAGAAGATCATCTGCGCAAAGCAATGATTGCAGGAGAAGCTGCGTTTCTTTCCGGATGGACTGACGTGAACTGCCCGGCGACGGACAAGCTCCGCCTGCACCTGCATAAAGAGATCATTCGGAATAATAGCCTCATGATCGTCTTCCACATAGTACTGGGGCACCGTGCCATTGTTCTTGATTCGCTTCTTGGTAAGGAAGTCGGTGGTATAGGTCTTTTGCAGCAGGGCGTCGCCCATGTATTTTTCGTTCCGGAGAATCTTGTTGATTGTGCTCGTGTGCCATTTTTCTTTACCGGCACCGGTAAGGATGTGATCCGCCTCAAGTCTGGAGGCTATTTTGTCCATGCTGAGGCCTTCGAGATATTCGCGATAGATGCGCTTTACAACTTCGGACTGTTCAGCGTCAATGATGAGCTTTCCGTCACTGTCTTTCGAGTAACCGAGGAAGCGGTTGCGGTTGACGCTTACTTTTCCCTGCTGGTAACGGTACTGCAGACCGAGCTTTACGTTCTGCGAAAGACTCTGGCTTTCCTGCTGGGCAAGCGAAGCCATAATCGTTATAAGAACCTCGCCCTTGGCATCCATTGTGTTGATGGATTCCTTTTCAAAGTAGACCGGGATATTTTTATCCTTGAGCTGCCGGATATACTGCAGGCAATCAAGAGTGTTTCGGGCGAATCGGCTGATGGATTTTGTGATGATCATGTCGATATTTCCAGCCATACACTCGTCAATCATGCGGTTGAACTCATCACGCTTTTTGGTGTTGGTGCCGGAAATACCGTCATCGGCGAAGATTCCTGCCAGCTCCCATTCTGGATTTTTCTGAATGTACTCCGTGTAGTGGGAGACCTGTGCGTCGTAGCTGGTTTCTTGCTCGTCAGAATCGGTGCTGACACGGCAGTATGCGGCGACGCGAAGCTTAGGAGCTTCCTCTTTACTGATGTTGTTCCCTACCTGCCTTTTTGCCGGGATAAATGTAACGCTTGCCATCAAATCACCGACCTTTCTATCAGGCTGTAAATGTACTCGGCCTGCGCTGCTGGGTTATCGTAATGCTCGATCATTTTTCCAATGTGAAATTGCGTAGGAGCTGACCGTTCCACCTTGCTTTGCTTTCTGTTCAACCGCCCGAGAGCTTTTGCCCGACTCTGCTTTTCGGCTTCGGCCTGTTCGAAGGTTTCCTTGTCAATGAGGGCCGGATAGAAGCTGTCGCCGAGATAATGACGATTTCCCATGATTCGTTTGGCACCACAATGCTTAACGTCAATACCGGCATCATTGGCAGCCTTCTGTAATGAAGCACCAGCAAGATAGGTTTCATACAGCTTTTGAATTTTTACGACAGCTTCGTTATCAATAACTGCCTTTCCATTTTCAATCTTGTACCCATAGGGTGTGTGTCCCATTTTCATATCCTTTCCTTGAGCGAGAGGCCGCATTTTAGTTCGAAGTGGTACTCGGTTCTGCTGATTACAGTTATCCGGCTCACATGTTTTTCAAATAATTCTTCATTGAAGACTTCCAGCATTTCCTCTTTTTCGGCAAAGTGAAGAAGGGCGGTTGCTGCATTGACCTTAGAAACATCCGACGAAACGTTATTGCTTTGCGCATCCATTTCTTTTCGGATGTGGTCAGCCTTTGTCAGAAGCTCATTTGTTTCCTTTGTAAAGAGTACCTTATCAAGGAATCCCTGTGCGGCCAGCTGCTGGAGCCTTTCACGCTGCTCGGTGTTCTGAGCGAGTTCAGTCGTTAGCTCCTGAATCCGACGTAGGGAATCGTCTGTGGATTCTGTCTTGAGGGCCTCTGTATAAGGCTTCAGCAAGTAGCGATGAGCGAAGACCAGCTTGTTCATCATCGCGATAAAAGCCAGCTTCAGGTCATCGTCCTTTATGGATTTCATGTCGCAGGCGTCCCTGTCGTTCAGATGCGTATTACAGCACCATGCTATATAACTGTCGCCAGATGTGTAATGTGTCCGGCGCTTGAAGGTGCTGCCACATTTGCCGCAGATTATTTTCCCTGAGAAGGCATAGCGATTCTGGTACTTCTCATTGTCCGGAATGACGTTTTTCTCTTTGGCATGCTGCTTTAACATCTTACCAGCGGCTTCAAACTCGCTGTGGCTGATGATTGCTTCGTGATGATCTGATACAAAGTACTGATTTTTCTCACCGCGATTGTGGTGGCGGTTGAACTGCGCATCCGTGTAGGTCTTCTGGAAAAGAACATCGCCGGTATACTTCTCATTTGTCAGAATCCCTTTGACTGTGGATGCGCTCCAGTGATGGCCTTTTCTGGTGGGAATTTTTTCTCCATTCAGCATGTTGGCAATTTTTGCGGTGCCAATGCCAGAAAGAGCAGAAGCGAAAATCCTTTTTACAATTGCCGCCTGCTCCGGGTTGACGACTATGTTCTGCTTATTCCAATCGTAGCCGTAGGGCGGGCATCCGATCTTGAACGTCGCGTTTTCAAATCGGCGCTGCACAGACCACTTGCTATTCTTTGAAATAGATAGGGATTCGTCTGCGGCCATACTGGAAAGGATTGATAGAAATAATTCGCTTTCCATGGAGCCGGTATTGATGTTTTCTTTCTCAAAGAAAATGGGGATATGCAGGGCGAGAAGCTTTCTGACAAGCTCAAGGCAGTCAGCAGTGTTGCGGCTGATTGATTTCGAGATGATAAAATCTATCTTCCCGGCTTTGCAGTCGGCAAGCATGCGGTTCAGCTCAGGACGTTTCTCCTTCTTTGTACCTGTGATACCTTCATCATAATAAACGCCAGCACACTTCCAATCATTCCGGGCGGCAATATAGTTTTCATAGTGTGTGACCTGTGCTTCAAGACTTTCTGCCTGCGCGTCAGAGTCTGTGCTGACACGGCAATAAGCAGCTACACGGAGCTTTCGCTTAGCATCAGTTACATTTTTGTTTTCTTCGATTTTTGTTATTTTTTTCAAGGGTTCATCCTCCTTTCCGCATGTCTATACATCACTCTGAATGCCTTTACTATCAAGCATTATTCGGATATATTTCCGCGAACAAGGGAGAGAAAGTTTTAAGGTTGATGTCCGATAATTTGTTGAATTCAGCAACGGATATGAGCCTGGAATCAAGCATTGTTTTCGCGATGGCCTGAGCTCTTTTGTAGTCAAGGTCTCCCTGAATGCGCTCCTGCGTGAAATATCCAGATGGAGCACTTGTATTATTGTCTGTCATAACTTATCCACCTCCAATTTCCCACTGGAGATGAACGGGCGATTTGAGCGGAAGAAAATAAAAAAAGCCTGCGGGCATTCCAAAAAGGAACACTCGCAGGCGAGAAACGGGATATATGGTTATTTCACTCTGCTCTTCCAGCCAACCAGAATCAGATTAACATTTTGAATCAGTGAGCTGTTCATGGACTGAATAGCAGAAACCGTTGTATCGTACTGATGGGCGATGGCAGAGAGCGTATCGCCTGACTTTACGGTGTAATAAACAGGCTGGGGTTCATTATTGACGCCGCACAGCTCGTTCACCTTGGTCTGAACGGAATCATAATCATAACCGGCAGCAGCGAGACGGTTCTTCCAATCTTCGCCGTTGCCCCAGTTCCCGGCGAGCACTTCCTGCGCCAGCTCATCAACGGTTTTCGAAGCGACGGGAGTAGGAGTATCGTCAGCTGATTTTGAGTATCCGTTAAACCTGCCGCCAGTGATGACCGCTGGAAAGTCCTGATAAGACCAGTCCATATCTACGCGGCCATTGATGCCGGGAACGGAGCCATTGGAGCTATGCTGCCAGATCCCGCAGGAGTCTTCATAGCTGCAGCCATCGGCCCACTGGGCGCACCAGTAACAGTAACGTTTGCGGACAGCATCCGTCACAACAGATTCCGCGAAAGATGCAGAGGTATAAAATCCGGCAAAATATCCGGCAGCCTCCAGCCTGTCGCAGAAGGTCTTGATCAGACCAGAGCAGAAATCAGTCCCGGCTTCGATCTGTTTCTTTTCCTCCATGTCGAGGAAAACAGGATAGTCAAACTGCTTCCCGGCAATAACAGACAGGAACATTTCAGCTTCCTGCGCGGCCTCGGAAAAGCTGTCTGCATAGCTGTACCAGTAAGCGCCAACGTGAAGTCCGGCAGCTTTTGCCTTCCTATAGTTTTCTTCAAAGTACTTGTCCTTTGAGTTTGTACCGTAGCCTGCGCGGATGATCACGCAATCGACTCCGCTGTTCCTGACAGCGTTGAAATCAATCGCACCCTGCCATACCGATATGTCAATTCCTTTTGTAGTCATGTTATTTTTCCTCCTTATCCGTGTCTTTTTCATCACGGTTATGCAGCTGCTCCAGTACTTCCTTCAGCTTTCCCGGAATCGGAAGTCCAAGGTGGGCAGCATTTTCAATCAGGGACAGACCTTCATTCGAGATGTAAAAGAAGATGACTGCCGTCCGTAGAACACCGACCTGTCCGAGCACATTGATGTCGATGACGTTTGCAATGCCGACCAGAATGAAGATCAGCACCTTGCGGCAGATGCCGCGAAAGCCGACCGCCGAGGAGAGCTTCTTGTCGCTGATTGCGCCCATGACACCGATGATGTAGTCGCAGATGACAAAGATCAGCAGCGCATAGAGCAGGCCGTCGCAACCGCCAAGGAAGTAGCCAAGCCAGCCTCCGACAGCGGCAAAAACAAGTTGTAACGAGTTCCAAAATTCTTTCATGAGTAATTCCTCCTTTGATTTTTGTAAAATAAAAGCTGCCTGCATGATTGCAGACAGCCTTATGAACTAAATCTGAATATGAAGCTATATTTGTTTCGGTAGCGCCTCCCAGAGACGCATATCCTCTTGTCCCAGCGACCACATGGCAAAACCTCTCACACCCCAGCGGTAGGCTGCTTCATTTGCCCAGTAAATGAGTGAATCCACATCCTGATAGTAGAGGATTGAGAAGCCATCCGCGTCGCCGAGGAATAATCTGGCAATCCATATATTGATATCCATTGGCGTGATGGTCACCATATAGTCGCTTCCGCAGCTCAGGTCAAGCTCATGGGAATGATAGAACTCATAATCGAGCGAGATGTTTTCACTGCGAGTTGCACTTTCCTCAATATCTGAGGTCACCGTAAAGACCTGAAATTCAGAGTCCCATGTAACATTGCTGCGGCTGATCCTGCCATACTGCGTGACGGTGCCGTCCGGAAAGGTCACGTCGAAACGCTCATAAGGCTCGTATGTCCAGGCATCGCCCATGCGGAGAAGCTCGCAGACCGTCCGGTGATCTGACCGGTAACCTGCATGGCCTCCGGGAAAACCGCTCAAGGTTGCCGTGAAACGGAGCGTGTAAGAGGAACCTGTGTAGATTCTAACCTTGTTTCTTCTGATCCGCATTTCGACCGTGTACATGGATGGGTCGGTTCTCAGATTGCTGTTCGCAGTCCGTTCGATGGTCTGGCTGTAGCTTCCAAGGAGTGTATTCCCGTAGTAAAGCTCTACGGCCTGAGAATCAACATTCAGGCAGCAGAACAGGCCGCCACAAAAAACTCCAGCCTTGCCGCTTCCGGATGATGGAAAAGCCAGTCTCGCCCGCAGGTGGACATCTAAGAAGCCATCATATTGCCATGCCAGCTGCCCGGAGCCGTCAAGTTGTGAGTAGACACGTTCTTCCGAATATTCATCCTCACGCCAGACCGTCCATGCGCCGGAAAGCGTCTGCCAATAGTTTGTCTTCAGTACGCCGTAGTCACGGAAATCTTCATACCAGATCAGTGCGGAGTCTGGTTTTCTCCGGAGCATTTCACAGGTAAGCTTGAAAGCCCTGTCCGGCTGGCATTCCTTGCCATCCACATCGATGAAGTGCCGAGGTGATAAGGTAAACCTTGCTTCCCCGGCAGAGGGTGCTTCCGTAAATGCAGAACAGACCTTGTAGCCATAAAACTGCACATCTTTGACATCGACAGAGACTTTGATGGTATGCGTACCTGGTAATAAATTGATTCCGCTGGCAAGCACCGTCCAGAAGGTACTTCTCCAATATGGCCACCAGAGCCTGTTTTCCGAGAAATGCTTCCGATTTCCATCAATAGAGATATAGATCCCGTTCTTATCCCAGAAGGGATAACAGAGTTTCACGGCGATATCGTAATTCTCTGCAGATGAAACTGAGAAGGTATAACTGGCTGTTCCCTCATCTCCGAGCGTCAGGACTCCGTTTTCAACTGAGACCACGCCGCTATAACTGCCCCCAGAGGCGTCATGCTCAAAAGTCACGTTATGGAAGGCCGTTTTCTGTTCTTTGTTGTAGGCAGTTAGATAATTTCTCCGGTTATAGGTTCCGTTCATCAGTGGATATTCAACCTTCGCAGCATCTTTTCCTTCCATAAAGTCGTAGACCTGTGGCAATGCCCAGGGTACCTTGTCGTAATCGTCCCAGTAGGCCAGAATCGGAATAAATGGCTGTGGCGGCTTATCATCCGTGAAGTTATACTTTCCGGTCATCCAATTCTTTGCCGCGTAGTAGGTATTGGAAGTACCACGGTAGGTTTTGCCGAGATTTTCCGGGGTATCATCAATCTGCCAGTTCCAGCCATATGCTGGGAGACCAAGGAAGACCTTGTCCGGTGTCATTGCCTTAACCGCATAGTCATAGATTCCTTCCAGCCAGTCTCTTGGCGATACCGGGCCGGGCGCAGAGCCTGCCCATGCCATGCCGTAGCTCATGATGGCTGCGGTATCACAGTAAGGGTTGAGATCAGCATATACGCACCAGTTCTCACCGCCGACCGACCCGTTGACAGAAGTCATGCCGGGAAGGCAGATATTCATATGCTTTGTGTTATCGTAGGACTTCACTGTGTTGCAGATCTTTGCAAACATCTGCGTAGAAGCCGCATGCGTAGAATATCCGTCGCCTCTCTCAAGGTCGATGTCAATCCCGTCACACCACTGGTATTTCTTCATGATGCGGATGACCTCGGAGAGAAAGGTATCCTGAGCACCGCTCGTATTCTCACGGATTGCCTTAAAAATGCTGTTTGTACCTTCATTGGATATGGTCAGCAACCATTTAATATGTGGCCACTGATGGATGTAGGGTAGCATGTTGGAGATCGCCACACCGGATTCCGTAATGACTCCGGTCTTATCCACCTTAAAGGAAAAGAGTCCGACCTGCGAAATCCTGTCACCATACATGGAAAGCGTCTGGTACATACGTGCATTTCCCATAAATGTCCAGACCATGCATCTGCGGCCTTTTAAATAATCTCTGCTCATATTGGATCACTCCCATCCTGCATTTCCTGAAATTCCACATAAATCCTTGCTGATTTCTTATCCTCAACCGTAATCGGATGTTTGCTGTCACCGGAAGCGGAATATTGAAAGAAGCCATCCTTTTCTGTTGCTGCGCCATTTTTCATACACTCACGGGTAGAAGCAAAGAGGTCAAATTCATCCCCGGCGTTGGCGGCAACTTTGAAGACTGCTTTATGTGCACCGGCTCCGAGGGAAAGAGAAATGCTACCTGATTTCATGTTCTGATTCGGATAGATCTTGTAGTCAAGTCCTGCAGCCGTAGAACCCAGATTGAAAATAATGCAGTCTGCATTAGAGCGGACGAGGCCGTTATAGAACCGCTTGCCTGTGACATCATTTTCGCCACTACATTTCTTCAGCAATGCATCTGTATGAGAAACATACCCGGAGAGTTTGTTGCCTTCCTGCAGCATAAGATCGGTAAACCCAATGGTGCCGGTACTGTCAGAGACCAGATACTCTACCGTGATGCTGACAATGCGCTTCTTCTGTTTCTTTTCCATTGCCTTTGTAAATCTTGTAAATTCCGGCATTATCCATCCTCCGTCCACTTTATCTCGCTGACATGGCCTACCCACCCGGTCGCGATGGAGCCGCCCTGAAGAAACATGTCAGTGATGTAAAGCGTCCCGGTGCAGTCCGTCACGCAGATGCGGATGGTGATTTTCTTTACCCGCTCACCCTGCGGATTTACAGCTTGTGCCGTATGCGTAAAACTTGCCATAACGCCTCCTTTCAGAGCAGATCGATAAATCGTGTCTCCGTGGTTCCGTCTTCATATTCGAAGGTGACCTCAATCCCTACCTGACCATTCTCGCCTTTCTTCAGATTTTCCGATGCAATCTGGCAGGAGAAGGTATAGCTTTCCCTGTTGGCAGGTGTTATGGTTTGCATCAGACTTTTTGTCGTATTCAGCGCTCCTTCGCATTTGAAAGAAGCCATCCCAGACACGCCATTCTCTGCATCCACAGAAAAGCCGGAATTTTGCCAATACTTAAGCCCGGAATCTGCCCTGGAGTTTCGCAGGTGATTAAATGGAACCAGATCCTTTATTTCCTGGCTGTCCACGAGATTTGCACCGGCCAGCGTATCGGCGGCAAAGTCCCACTGGGCGGAGGAATCACCGAGTTCACGAAGGGTTGTGGAAAGTTCCAGAACCGTGTTCCAAGGCTCCAGCAGGTTATATTCCCTCCGGACGATTCTTGTCTTGATGCTGAGGCCTAGTTCATCGTCCTTTACCGTTACGATGTCCCCAAGTTTCCACGTTTCATGCGCATATCCGGTCAACACAGACAGGTCCACCGCATTCAGCACATAGGAAATACGAGGCGATGCATAGTCCGCCAGCCGCATCTGGGTATATTCTTTCATCTGGTAAGGATTCGTGAAGTTCGAACAGTCCAGTGTGGACACCCGGATTTCACTGGTATAGGTGCTATCCTCGACATACTCCCTGCCGCCATTGATGGAAGCAAAGGTCAAGCCGTCTTTTCCATAGGCATAGAGCCTTGTTATCAGGCTTTCTGTATCAATTACGCGTTTAATGGATTTCATGTTCTTCCGGTAACAGAAAAGTGCCCCGGAATCTGCCCCGCTGAAAGTGAGAAGACTTACGGTATGATTGGTATTATCAAAGATGAGGTCCCCGCCATGAAGATCCTGCACCTTTCTAAGGATTGCCAGCGTGTTCTTCTCACTGCAAGTCCAGGTACGTTTCGTCCTGACATTTACGGTCCCGAGTGTCCAACCGGTGTCTTTCATTGCGTAAGCCATCGGGACATCTGCGGTATCCGCATTAAAAGAGAACTCCGCTTTTTTCTCTGAAAAGCCAAGATCATAAAAGGCCGCTTCCGCATAGACGGAAGTTATAGCAGCGCCCTGTTCCTTCTTTTCATCGGTGACGGTACGGATGCGATAGATATCTTTTCCAGCGCGGATCTGTTTTTCATTTTCGATGTATTTTCTCTTTTCATCCTGAAACGGCAATGAAAATGCTGCAGTATCAACGCCATTGATCTCACCTGTCACGATGATATCATAGGCATTCTCAAGTACCTCATCCGGACTGCCGTTTTTATCCAGAAGAATCAGTTTTTCCATCTTTACCTCCATCTGCTCTTGGCCCTGATGACCAGTTTTTTAAAGGATGACTTTCCCGGAACGGAAAGGCGGATACTCTTAAATTTCGGTGTTTTAGCGGTATCCGAAGTTGTAAGCGTCACCCGAAAACGGATGTAATTTGCAGATACAGATTGAATTTTATCTTCCACATCCGGCGCAGCCCATTCACTCCATGTGATCAAATCATCCGAAGTGGAAGTCTCGGCCATTACACCCGTTCCTTCCGGCTGTTCTGAGTCAACGGAAAGATAACATGCCCCGATAATGCCATAGGAAACAGCTTTTGTTGTAAGAATTCCGCTTGCCGGATAGACACCTCCGGATGCCTTTAGGATGACCGCGCCAGCAGTTGTCAGTCCATCCACATCCGATGCGGAATCTGCCGCATTGGCAAATAGGGACGCCTTAAACCACGAAGCGATCTCTTCTGCGGTCAGGCTAAAGTCACAGTCTATAAACCAGTCATCAAAGTTTCCTGAGTACCAGTAGGAATCGGCGTGCATGCCCCAGATAAGGTCCGCCGTACAGGAACGGTTCAGTTCCCCGGTAAACTGAACCACTTCCGATATCCAGGTCTCCCCAGACGTTCTGCTGCCAAGGACATACTGGGCTGTTTTATCGTTCGGTTTGATCAGGCATACAAGGAAATACCACTCCCCGTTGCTTAGGGAAAAGGAAGGAGAGAAATCCTGATCAAGAATCAGCGTCCCAGAAGCATCATAGAGCATCAGCCTTGGTTTTCCGGAGTGCAGCGACAGATAAAAGATCGGTTGTCCTGGCCCATAGCGGGTATTCAGCAAAGGTGTAAAGGTATTTCCGACCGAGTAGGTGGTCGGCATAAACCAGCCACCAACAGCGACCGTCTTCCCGAGGGAAGAAAACAGCGTGTTATCATTGGCCACTTTGAGATATGTTTTCTCTGTTAGTGGATTGTTGATGTTTATCCGAAACGATCGTCCCAAATGTCCTGTCTGCAGAGAGACGGTAGTACCGCTCCAGTTCTGGACAAAAGCCTTTCTGCCTTTGCTGGACGAATCAGACAAGCAGGTGTCCGCATCCGGCGCGGATTCATTGAACCGACAGAGACCATCCGGCCCCCAGACATCCGGGACTTGCCCGGTAAAATTATCCTGAGTGTCCAGACCTGTCACCGTCTGTCCTGCACCATCATCTGCCTCAATCACTATGGTGTTCGTACCCGGCTTAAAAAATGGAAAATCCATAGCGGACAGCAGGGGCAGCCCATTTCGAAGCATATTTCCACCTGCATCGATCACCTTTGCCGTCATAAGCGAGGAGTCGATGACAAGAATTTCGTTTTCCGAAAGAGGTCCCTCTTCCTGCATTATTTTCCCATTTGTGTTAAGAACTACATGCTTTTCCTTGGGAAGATCTGCAGTAAGAGAATATACCGGCAGAGAGCTTGCGTTTCCAAGATCTCGTATGACTTCATGCGTTCCGGTTTCTGTGATTTCATAACACTCATCTTCTTTTGCATAGGCATAAGGGTCGGGGCAGAAAAAGACAAGGTCAAAGGTGCAGGAATTGCGCACGGCCTTATCAAAGGAAAAGCCGCCTTCCAGTCTTGCCTGATAGATCCGTCCCGGTTCTTTGTCGAGAATCAACGGGCAAAGCCCAATATCAGGATTCAACCATGCAATAATCTCATCCTTCCGTGTAAGGAAATCCGCGTCACCTTTTCCGGGCGGGATGAAGCAGGAAATCTCGATCTTCCGTTCTCCGATGGTTTCGCCGAAATCAAAGATGCCTTCGCGGCCCGAAACCGTGATGGTATGGTTAGTAAAATCCGGCATCCGGTTTTCCTTTGTCATACGCGTGGCAAGTCCGAAACTCTGCGACGTCCTGCTATTAAATGTAAAGCCCATCAGATCACCGTTCCTTTCGCCCGCCTACTTCCTGTCAGCAGATTGTTTAACTGCTGGGAAATTCTGCGGATATCATCGTCATTTCTAACGTTCATTTCCTGAATGTTGATAAGCGGCTGCTCACCGGATGCTATAGAGGCAGTGCTACTCACGGCATCTTTGATCATAGAGCGAAGCGAATTTACGCCGACGACGGCTTCCGCACCGGCCTCGCCTCCGGCAAGCAGGCTGTTTCCGCTCATCCCGAAGATGGTCGGCGAATCCAGAATCATGCCGTTTCCCATTGCCTTCTTATACCAGTCCACAGAAAAATACGGGATGGACGGCGGGTTGAGCGAGAAGCTGCCGGAAATGGAGAAGTGCGGCAGTTTAATCTTTGGCAGTTCCCAGTTGAAATTGAAGATGCCCTTGAGCTTATCTACAATTCCGGATACAAAGCTCCAGATGCCGTTGAACACGCTGCTGAACACATCCTTAATGCCGTTCAGGATTCCGGAGATTGTATTATGGATTGCGTTGAAGGCTGTGGAGATGCCGGTCTGCATGGCATTCACAACGCCCATGACCACACTCTTGATGCCGTTCCAAACGGTGGTGAAAACTGTACGGATTGCATTGAAAACCGTGCTGGTAACCGTCTGGATGGTATTCCATGCCGTTGTAATAAAGGTCTGAATCGCGCTGACCACTGTGGTTATGACTGCTTTTATTGCGTTCCAGATGGTAGTGACGACAACACTGATTGCCGTCAGAACGGTTGTAATGATTGTTTTATAAATTTCAAAGTAGGTCGTCACGACGAGCTGGATCGCGGTAAAGATGGTTTCAAAGAAAGCCTTGATTCCGTTCCAGATTGTAGAAATTACCGTCTGGATGGCCGTCATGACAGTTTCAACCGTGGTCTTGATCGTGTTCCATGCGGTCGTAAGGAAGGTGCCGATGGCTGTGACGACGGTCGTAAATACCGTCTGGATTGTCTGCCATGTGGCAACAAAGAAATCCTTGATTGCCGTGAACACGGTAATGACAGTCTGTTTGATGCCTTCCCAGAGGTCGATCCAGAACTGCCGGAAGCCGTCGCAGTTATTCCAAAGATAAATGAATGCCGCGACCAGCGCAGCGATTGCCGCAATAATCAGGATGATCGGGTTTGCCAGCATGACCGCGTTCAAGGCTCCGAACACCGGAGTAAGGGTGCCGATGACAGAAGTAATGGTACCGACAGCCGAGATGACCTTGCCGATGACCACCAGAAGCGGCCCGATTGCAGCTGCAATCAGCGCGACCTTGATGATGACCTGCTGTACCGGTTCTGGGATGCCGTTCCAGATCTGCGAGAATGATTTCAGGGCATTGGAGATGTCCTTCAGCACCGGTGCAAGAACGGAAGCAAGGCTGTTTCCGATGTCGGCTCCGGTTTTCTTCAGGGAGTTTATGGTCATCTTGAACTGGTCAATCGGGTCGAGCGTTTCATTGAAGGTGTTCTCGACGCTTCCGGAAAAGTTGCCGAGGGAGCCGGACAGATTGTCAAGGTTCAGCTTTCCCGTTGCGCAGGCATTGTAGATTGCCACGCCTGCCTTACTTCCGAAAAGGTCGTAGGCAGCCTGCAGCTTTTCTGTTTCAGAGCCGTTGCCCTTCATGGTGGCGGAGAAACCGGCAATCGCCTGATCCAGCGTCTTGCTGTCCTTCGTCGCGTTCTTCATGGCGGTCTTTAGGCCCATCATGGCTGCCGAGGTATCAAGACCGGACATCTCGACCATGCCCATGAAGCCTGCGGCCTGCTGTGAATTCAGCCCCAGCTCTTTAAGCTGCACTGCGTTTGTCTGCAGAGCGGAAGCCAGCGTATCCATGTCGATGCCGGTTGCCTGTCCGGTCGCATTCATGGCATCCAGCAGGTCGCCCGCGTCCGAAGTATCCTGCCCGAAGGCATTCAGAACGCCGGAGACATTGTCCACAGAGGTAGAAACATCCGTATTGTTCAGGTCAGCAAACTTGATGAACTTCCCGGAGAGATCGTCCAACGCCTGTCCGGTCAAGCCAAAACGTGTATTGACTTCGCCGACAGCGGCACCGGCAGTCTCAAAGTCGGTCGGAATTTCCGTCGCAAGGTCTTTGACGGTCTGGTTCATATCTTTCAGCGCCTGACCAGTTGCGCCGGTTTTCTGTTCGACGATATCAAGGCCGGAATCCACCTCGCTGAAAGCAGCCAGAGAGGCCGCGCCGACCGCCACAATCGGAGCCGTCACGTGTGTAGTCAGCCCTTCACCGACCCCGGATATTTTGTCGCCTACCTTCTGCATCTTGCTGCCAGCCTGCTTTAAGGTGGCGGAGATGCTGGTATCAGTTTTTTTACATTGCTGCTCCAGATCCTTTAGTTCCTGCTCGGTGGCGATGATCTCACGTTGCCATGCATCATACTGTTCCTGTGTGACGGAGCCGTTTTTCAGGCCCGTGTCCATCTGATCCTGCACAGATTTTAACTGCGTAAGTTTATCTTTTGTCTCGCCGACTGCCTGTGACAGGAGTTTTTGTTTTTGTGAGAGCAGATCGGAATTGGTAGGGTCGAGCTTTAACAGGCGGTTGACGTCCGTGAGCTGTGACTGTGTGTTTTTTATCTCCTTGTTGACACCGGAGAGGGCTTTGGAAAGGCCGGTCGTATCGCCGCCGATTTCTACTGTGATTCCTTTGATTCTGTCAGCCATGCGATGACCTCCTTCCCTTGGTTAAAATTGATCCATCTGTTCCTGCGTCGCTTTTGCGGGCCAGTCGTAGTTGTCGTTACTCATTTCTGAGTACATGTCATTGACCGTACCGATGGTGAGCAGGTCGAGCTCGGAAATAGAAAGCCCGATCTGCACACAGCGGAGCAGGAACAGTGGCGTCGTCATTTCGCGTTCAGTTTCATAAGGTTTTTTTTAGACTCGACCTCCGTCTCCACGTTCAGTCCCCACAGCGAGATGATCTGCGGCAGAATTTCATAAATGGAGAAGGTATTGAACTCGTCAAGCCATTCCTCCGGAGTGTCCGGTATATCCGGATTCTTATGCTTGGCCATAAGCCAGGCGATATTTTCAAACAGCTCCAGACTGAAGGTATCCAGATCTGACTCCTTTGGATTGGATTCGTCTATTCCTTTCTGCAACTGGTTGAGATCCTTGTAGATATCCCTATGAAACTTATTTCTGTACAAACGGGGAATGGCGGCAGAGGCGCGGAATTCGACCGGCTTGCCGTCAATCTCGATGGTTTTCGTAACTGCCATAATGCTGCCTCCTTATGCTGTCTGTGAGCTGGTCTTGGAAGACGTTGTCGCAGTGGTTCCAGCGCTTGTGCTGGTAGTCTTTACAACCTCGGTGGCCTTGGCCTGAGGCTCATAGACCTTGGTGTACCAGTTGTTGTAGGTTTCCTCGCTGGTGTTCGTACCTGTCTTAACCTTTACCAGGCCGCTCGGGAGCGGCGAAACAGTAAGCGAGAGCTTCTCCGTCTTGACTTCTTTCTTGTCCTCCGTGGTATCGCCTTCCATCGAAGGTCTGGTCGCGCTGCAATAATACAGGCAATGGCGGATCTTCCGCTGGTCGCCGGAGAACTCAAAGAGCAGAGCAAAATGCTCCGGCTCCACATCCTTGTTTTCCACCAGCACGCCATTGGCATCCTCGGTTTCATGCAGGACATCCACAAGAAAACTTTCTAGGATGAGCGCAAGCTCGAAGTCGCCGGAATAACCGTTATTGTTGCTGACCATGTAGTACACGGAATCATCCGCGTAGAACGGGTCGTTATCGCCCTCCGCATCCAGTGAGAGGCTCACGGAGCCGGG